TCAGAAGAAGCTTTTGCGTTTCGACCCAGACCTATTAGCAGATACAACTGCACAGGTCAACGTTCTTACGTTTGCAGCTCCTGCTAACCTCAACAGAGATATGGTCACAGGCCTTGAGCTTGCGCTTGCTGCTGAAGACGAGCTTGTACGTCGTCTAACTAGCATTGACAGAGCAACTGGCACTATTACAGTTGTTATCACAGATACAACAAGTAATACTGTTGCTGCTGCTAACGGCGAGTCCAAAGTCGCTACTTTCCCAATCGCTGATGTGTTCGCACAGGGCGGTGCTGTTGGTAGTGTTGCTGGTGGCGCTAACTGGTTCATGGAGCTTGCTGGCGATACTGCTACTGCTGACGCTGGAGACGGCACTGCAGCTGATATCATCCCAGAGATCGACATTAAGGTTGATTCCGTGGCTGTTACAGCTGTTACCAAGAAGCTCAAGGCTAAGTGGTCACCAGAGCTTGGTCAGGATCTCAATGCTTACCACAACCTCGATGCTGAGGTTGAGCTTACAAGCATTCTCTCTGAGCAGATTGCTCTTGAGATCGACCGCGAGATCGTTAACGACCTCATTCAGGGTGCTACTGCTGGTACATTCTACTGGAGCCGTTCACCTGGCCTCTTTGTAGACCGTACTACTGGTGCTGAGCTTGGTGCAACTTCTGCTGCTCCTGACTTCACTGGTACCGTTTCTGAGTGGTACGAGACTCTCATTGAGACGATCAATGACGTGTCTGCTCAGATCCATCGTAAGACACTACGCGGCGGCGCGAACTTCGTTGTAACTTCTCCTGAAGTTGCTAACATCCTTGAGTTCACTGCTGGCTTCCGCGCAAGTGTTACTGCTGATGCAGATCGCGGCACCGTTGGTGCTGTTAACGTTGGTTCACTCTCCAAGAAGTTCGACGTCTACGTCGATCCTTACTTCCCACGTAACCTAGTTCTCGTTGGTCGTAAGGGTGGTAGCTTCCTTGAGAGCGGCTACGTCTATGCTCCATACGTCCCACTACAGGTCACACCTACAATCTTCGGTGTCGAGGACTTCGTACCTCGCAAGGGCGTGATGACACGCTACGCTAAGAAGATGGTACGTCCTGATATGTACGGACTTGTTGTATGTCGCGGCCTCCTCGGTGAGGAAGGTAGCTGATCTAAAAACTAGTCTATAAAGACTGGCCCTGCCCCTAAAAAGGCAGGGCTTTTTTTTCTTTTAGAATGTGAAGATACTATTTATATATGATAGAGAGGCGGTAAGCCTATTATTGTAATCAAAAGGAGATAAATAATATGTCAAGAGTTGCAAGATCGGCTAGAGTTGCGAGCCGTCAAAGAATAGAAACCCTAGGAAACGGGACCAGTGCCGCCACTGCCAAGACAATTGCAGCTGCAGAAACTGGTGAGCTTTACTTCATTGACCACAACCATGCTAGTGAACTATTGATCACACTACCACCAAAACAAGATGGTGCATATTTTAAATTTGTATTAGTGACCAACCTAACGGCTAATGGAAGTATTAAAATTACCTCTTCGGAAGCCACCGATGGCGATATGGTTGGTTCTGTTTTTGAGCAGGTAACCGGTGGAGCAAATGCTAACTCTGCTGTGCAGCAAGACGACGACGGTGACCACCAAATTACCTTGTCCGACGATGTTCATCAGGGCTCTTATTTGGAGTGTTATTGCGATGGCTCAACATGGATCATGTCTGGCCACGTCAATGTTGATGCCGTTGGCCAAGCAGCGTTTGGAACTTGATTAATAGGTAAAGTTTTAAACTCAAGCCCTCAACCATCTGGTTGGGGGTTTTTTATTTATAGAACTAATTATTATGTCCAAAAGGAGTTATTATGGGCAAAAGAAATAAACGCTTAAATATGGCAAGATATGCTAAAAAATATGCTAAGATAAGAAGTATAGTGGCTGCAAAGTTAGAAAGAGCTAAAGAACATGCAATGGAAGATGGTATAATAACCAAAGAAGAGGAAGCTGAAATCAAGAAGATAGAGGCCGAGGCAGAAAATTTGCGAGCTCTAGAAGAAACTTCTCTGGCAGAGGAGAAGAACACAGCACAAGAAATACCTACACAACCTACTGTAGAAGAAACACCTGTGCCCGAGTCAAAACCTGCTCCGAAGCGAAAGCCACGAGCAAAGAAAGCTCCAGCAGCTAAGCGCAAGCCTAGAAAAGCAAGAGCCCCCAAGAAGACTGAGCAAACAGAATAATAATAGCCTTAGGGGGTTTTAACATAATCAAACTAATTACTATGTATTAGGAGAAACCCCCAATGGCTCTTCCAACCTTCACCCCTAAAAGCAACTCAAGCAAGGTAATACTTCCTTCCACAGGAAGTACGATTGTTACGGCAGATGGTGCCGGTAATGCTTCTAATTATCCTCTTGGTATTTATACTACCGGAGGTGATCTCTTTGACGAAAACTTTGTTTCTGGAGCTGCGGATCAAGTTGCTTTCGTATTTAAAAAGCTTGGTGGTGATGTTCTTGATATTGAGATAACACCAGCGAATGTTTACTCTGCCTACGAAGAAGCAGTTTTAGAATATTCTTATCAGATCAACTTACATCAGTCAAAGAATACACTTCCTAATGTACTAGGCCAAGCAACAGCTTCGTTTGACCATGATGGACAAATGACCGGTGGCGACGCTAGTGCAAGTTATGGATCTAAGATTAATCTTAAATATCCAAGATTTCGTTTTGACTATGCTCGGAAAGTTGGAGACGGCGTCTCAGAGTACGCTGGGTTTGGAGGTAATCTCACAGAGTATTCCGCTTCGTTTAACACGACATCAAGTGTGCCAACTTACGACTTGCAGACTATCATATCTGGTGCGTCGCATACTGGTTTTGATGAAGGTACAGGAAACCCTGTAGATTTCAGCGGACTAGTAGGAAATAATAAAGTTCGTATCACAAGAGTGTATTATAAGACCCCAGCAGCCATGTGGAGATTTTTTGGTTACTATGGTGGCATCAACGTTATCGGCAACATGATGACCTATGGACAGTTTGCAGACGATTCAACGTTTGAGATTATTCCTGCATGGCAGAATAAAATGCAGGCCATGGCATATGAAGATCACATCTACACAAGAGTCTCTCACTACTCATATGAAGTTATAAACAACAAACTCACTCTCTACCCGCCACCTGACAATAGGTTTACGGATAGGTTCTTCGTTAAGTTTACAATTGAAAGAAACGCATGGGAAGAGGATGGTGATATTGACACTGGCATTGCTGGTATCAACAATATTAACTCTCTGCCTTTCGATAATATCGCTTATTCGAGTATCAATGCGATTGGTAAACATTGGATCAGAAGGTACGCTCTAGCTCTGTGTAAAGAAATGTTAGGGCAGGTCAGAGGTAAGTTTGGAGGAGCAGTCCCTATTCCTGGTGACAATGTTACTCTTAACGCTGGTGCTCTTCTATCCCAAGCTGCCGCAGAGAAAACTTCTTTGATTGATGAAATTAAGAAGATTCTAGACGAAACAACCTATCTGCAGTTGGCGAAGAACGACGCAGAGATCATGGAAGCAGCCAATAACGTCAATAAGAAAGTTCCTTCACCCATATTTGTAGGATAACTGAATGGCTAAAAAGTGGACACAACCTGATGCCCCTCCTCCTCCGCTCTTCACGGGAGCCAAGGAGCGTGACCTTGTCAAACAAATAAATGATGAAATCATTGAGAGAGTTGTAGGACAAACAATTGGATACTATCCGATTGATTTAGAGGCAACTAAGTTTCATGATTTATATGGCGAAGCAATACAAAAAACTTTCTTACCACCTGTAGCAGTCAAAGCTTTGGTTGAGTTTGGCGGGTTAACAACAGAATATTCTAAGAACATTGGTTTAGACAAGACACAGAGCATTACTGTTCACTTCCATAAAAGAAGACTGACAGAAGATCAAAATCTTTTTGTTCGAGAAGGAGACTTTGTTTTGTACGGTGATTCTTTTTATGAGATCGTTACGCTGTCTGAACCGAAGCTGCTCTACGGACAGATCGATCATAAGTTAGAAATTTCAGCTAAATGCATAAGAGCAAGAGAGGGACTATTCGATGGCACCTGATAGGAAGTACACCAGAATACCAAACGCTGATAGCCTGCTGAAAGACGTCTCTTTTATGCCATCCACCGTAGAGACGATTGATAGGGCTATGTTTAGGTTTGTTGATGAAGATCTAAATCTTTTTACCACAACAAACAAAGGGTCAGAAAAGGTGCCAGTTCTATGGGTCTCAGCTGAGAGGTCTTTTCAGATCAAGAGGGATAAGGGACTAAGAGACTCTAACGGAGTTCTGAAGCTCCCCATTATAACTGTCGAAAGAAAGAGTATGGAGAAAGATCCTAATTTCAAGGGAGTTGCGTGGTCACATATTCCAGAATTTAACGATGAAAAAGGCGGTGCTCTTGTTGTTGCGAGAAGAATAAACCAAGAGAAAACATCAAATTTTATAAATGCAGACTCCGCAAAACTAAGAGGGTCAATGACGGATCCAAATGTAGGTACAGGTCAACAAAACTTTCCATCTTCAGCAACAGCTAAAGTTGTTTACGAAACAATCTCTATCCCTGTACCAACATATGTTGCGGTAAACTACGACATAACTGTTAGAACCGAGTATCAGCAGCAGATAAATGATCTTATTACGCCCTTCATCACTAGAACAGGCCAAGTAAGAGCAATTGACCTAAAGCACGAAGGCCATAAGTATGAAGCCTTTATTGGTGGCAATTTTACTCAAGCAAGTAACGTAGCGCAGATGAATGACCAAGAAAGAATGTATGAAACTTCTGTCTCTGTTAAGGTACTAGGCTATCTAATAGGTGAGGGTCCGAATAGAGAGCGTCCAAAGTTGACAGTCAGAGAGAACGCTGTCGAAGTAAAAATCCCTAGAGAAAGAGTAATTGTTGGCGACATACCGGACTTTGACGCGACAATGTCTATTCCATTGTTTTATAAAGAGTAATTTAGGGCTTTGGGCTTTTAAAATACTATTTATTACGTGAATATATCTATTTAGGAGATCATACCCTATGGCTGAAAAAAAGTTTAGATTTGTGTCACCAGGAATTTTTATTAACGAGGTTGATAACTCACAACTTCCAAACGACTTACCTGATGTTGGACCTATCATCATCGGACGAGCAGAGTACGGCCCTGCAATGCGTCCAATCAGAATTAACTCACCTTCGGAGTTCGTTGAGTTCTATGGTAACCCAATTCCGGGTGGTCGTGGCGATGATGTCTGGAGAGATGGAAACTATGTAGGCCCTACATACGGTGCTTACGCAGCCATGGCTTACCTCAGAGCAGGCGTTGGTCCTGTAAACTACGTTAGACTGTTGGGCGCTGATACTGCAACTGCGACTGGCAATGGACAAGCAGGCTGGGGCACTGGTGGTGGACCCTCTAATGAGGTGCCAAACAATAAAACAGCACTAGGTCTCTTTTTGTTCAACTCCTCATCAGCCGCAGGGTTTAATCGTACAATGCTTGAATCTGATGTTGGAACTGGTAGACTTGCTGCTATTTTCTACACCAACAATGCTGCTGTTGGTCTTAGTGGGAAGAACGCCGCTGGTCAGGACGATGAAGGTATGCTAGGCCTTTTTGAGTCTTCTGGCGATGGAATAGAGTTTGTTGCAACAGTATCGGGTAGTGACAACACAAGCTACAAAACAACATTTAACTTCGATAGAAATTCTTCTAAGTATATTAGAAAAGTATTTAACACTAATCCGCAACTGGTCCAGAGTGGCAGGGGCGCAACTCATACAAAAGCTTCTGATATTAGAAATCTATCTGACAAGTACTTCCTTGGAGAAACTTTCGAGAGGTTTGCGACGCTAAGCACCTCTGACGGTGGATTCATTGACAATACAGCTGCTGGTAAAGTGTATGGAATTATCGTCCCTCTTGCCAAAACAACTGCAGAGGCTGACAACTTTGGGTATAAGAGGAGAGGATTTGAAGACGGACAGTCAGGGTTTGTGTTCTCACAAGACACTTCAGCTACCTCTACCGGGTTTGACGCGGCAACCAGAACACAGCCGCTGTTCAAGATAAAAGCACTTAACCACGCTGAATGGGCTTCGAAGAACCTCAAGGTATCTATCTCCGATATTAAAGCTGCTAGGAATGATATCGATGGATACGGCACCTTCACTGTTGAAGTCAGAATGGCAGGCGATAGCGACAATGTTCCAGAAATAATCGAACAGTTCACTGGATGCAACTTGAACCCTGCGTCGGAAGATTACATTGCTAAGAAAATTGGTGACAAGTACCTAGAGTGGAGAGAATCAGAGCGCAGACTAGTTCAGAGAGGCGAGTTTAATAACCAGTCTAAATACGTTTATGTAGAGATGAACCAGCTAGTTGCTGACGGCTTGGCAGCTCAGTCTTTGGTGCCATTTGGGTTCTTTGGTCCTGTTAAACCAAGGAGCTTCACTGTATTCTCTGGTAGTTCGCAGACTTTTGTAAGCGGCACTGCAACTACTGGTCCTAAGGGAGCAGGGGGAACAGGAGTAACTACTTTTGCAACTGGAACTTTTGCTGTAACAGGCGGATATGGTGCAGCAGGCACAGCAGGAAGCGCCACTATAGCTGAAAGCGGGTTTATGGCCCAGAGTACAGATGCAGCTACGGCGTTCACTGCTTCGTTTGCCTTCCCTAGTATTCCGTTGCGCGAGAAAGCCTCTGATGGTGGCATGTCCGATCCAACAAGAGCCTACTTTGGTATCCAGCCAACAATTACTAAAGATTCAGTCAGGTTTGATCCTGGGTATGCAGATTACGTGAGGGGTGCTCCTGGCTCTGCCGGAGTGTTCACCACAGGAGATTCCTTCGAATACTCTTTTGTCTTTACTCTTGATGACATTAGTGGAAGCGGGCAGTACGTCTCAGGTTCCAGATTGGCAGGAACTTCTATCTCAGCCGTTAACCAATCCCACAAGAACACTCTTGATAGTGGCTACAATAGATTCACAATGCCACTATGGGGCGGCCATGATGGTGTTGACATCAGTGAGCAGGAGCCATTTAACAATGTGGCTATCGGCAGCACTGCTAATCAAGACACAAGTTATGCCTACAACACTGTTAAGAGAGCAGTTGATACCGTTGCAGACCCAGAGTTTGTAGAGGCTAACATTCTTTCTGTTCCGGGCGTAACACAGCCTATCATTACAGACCACGTTCTTTCAGTTGCTGAAGGACGAGCAGACTGTCTAGCGGTTATCGACATCCAGAATGTTTATGACCCTTCAACAGAGTCTACAAATACTTTTGCAGATAGAGTTGGATCAGTTTCAAGTGCTGTATCCTCTCTAGAGCAGAGAAGAATTAACTCAAGCTACGGCTGCACGTTCTACCCATGGGTTAGAATTAGAGACGACATTTCTAATGCTTCACTTTGGGTACCCCCTTCAGTCATCGCGATTGGTACATTTGCTTCTTCTGAGGCAAGAGCAGAGCTATGGTTTGCTCCAGCTGGATTCACAAGAGGTGGCCTGAGCACTGGAGCGGGTGGCTTCCCTGTACTCTCCACAACAGAGAGATTGAGAAGAGAAGACAGAGATGATCTATACGAAGTCAATGTCAACCCAATTGCTACATTCCCATCAGAGGGTATCGTGGTCTTCGGTCAGAAGACACTTCAGGTAACTCCTTCTGCTCTTGATAGAATCAATGTTCGTAGACTTCTCATCTTCCTCAAGAAGAGAATTTCAAGAATCGCTGCATCGATCTTGTTCGACCAGAATGTTAGAACAACTTGGACTAGATTCAAGGCTGAGGCTGACAAGTTCCTCGGCTCTGTCCAAGCAAGACTCGGTCTTTCAGAGTTCAGAGTTCTTCTTGACGAGACAACTACAACACCAGATTTAGTAGATAGAAACATTTTGTACGCTAAGATTTTCCTCAAGCCTGCAAGATCTATTGAGTTCATCGCAATTGACTTTGTCATTACAAGGTCTGGTGCTTCTTTTGACGACTAAAAATAAATTTTAAACTAATTACATTAGATAAGGGAGACAACAACTCATGGCATCAGGTTTCTGGACATCCACAGATGTTTCACCAAAAAGAAAGTTTAGGTTTTTGCTTACCATTGGTAACATGCCTAATGGAGCTACGTGGTACACGAAAAGTGTTAACAAGCCAAAAGTGACCATTAACTCTGTCGATCACAAGTTTTTGAACCACACTTTCAAATACCCTGGAAGTGTGACTTGGAACGACATTACAGTTACTCTTGTTGATCCAGTAAGCCCTGATGCTGCTGCAAACCTCTCTAGAATTATACGAGAGTCGGGTTACCGCCCTCCTGTGGACGTTAACGATACCACTACAATATCTAAAA